ATGGATGGTGTGGTCTATGTGCTGAAAGCTAAAGGATCGGAATGAGTAACAGTATCAACAGAAGCATACGAGATATGACAAATGAAGAACGCAACAGAGCTAAAGAGAAAGCGGATGCTGGAATACTTTGGGGCAAGCGTTGTGGAGGGTGATCAATGACACACGACGTGAGCCGTTGGCATAGCAGCCCACACAGCAGGCTCCGCAATAGCGGAGACACGATCCTGCGACACCAGTGGCGCGTGGTCGAGCTACTCACGAGCTTCTGGCCCGACGCGCCCAGAGCGGCCATCGACTACGCCGCCAGCCACGACGAGCAGGAGAGCGTCATGGGCGACATACCCAGCCCAGAGAAACAGCAGTGGAGCGCCGAGCTGCGGCGGCTCTACGAGGCCCGTGAGGCCGAGGTGCGGGCGCAGATGGGCCTGCCCTCCTGCCCGCCGGAGTGGGCCGCGCAGGTGGGCTTCTGCGACCGCCTAGACGCCTATCGCTGGGCGACCAAGCACTGCCCAGAGGCGATGCACGGTGGCGGCTTCCCCGAGTTGCGGGACGACCTGCTGCGGCAGGCAGAGGGCTTCGGGCTGGGGGAGGTGGGGCTGTGACGAAAGAGCATTATCTGCTGCCGGATGGCAACGTGCTGATTAGCTTCAGCGGCGGTCGGACGAGCGGATATATGCTGCGCCAAATCCTTGAGGCAAACGGCGCTCTGCCTGATCGAGCAAAGGTGATATTCGCCAATACAGGCCGCGAGATGCCGGAGACGCTCGATTTTGTGCAGGAGTGCGGCGAGCGGTGGTCGGTGCCAATCAGATGGCTGGAATACACACGGCGCGACAACAGGGTTGGCTATGAAATGGTCAATCACAACAGCGCCAGCCGCAACGGAGAGCCGCTGGCAACTCTGTTTCGCAGTAGGTCGTATCTCCCCAACGCCGTGAGCCGTTTCTGCACGGCAGAGGCAAAGATCAGGACCATGAAGCGTTACTTGGTCAGCGAGCATGGCTGGAAGCATTGGACTAGCTGCGTTGGCATTCGGGCCGACGAGGCGCGGCGCATTCAGAAAGGCCCATCCAAAGATCGCTGGACTTTTTGGTATCCGCTCAACGATGCGGGCGTCACGAAGCGTGAGGTGATGGAATTTTGGCGCAACCAGCCATTTGATCTGCGCCTTGTCGGCCCAAACGGGCAGACGCCAAAGGGCAACTGTGACGGCTGTTTCCTCAAGTCTGAGGCTACCCTTGCCGCCATGTGGCGCGACCATCCAGATCGAATGCAGTGGTGGGCCGACCTTGAGGCTGAGATTGGCAGCACGTTTCACAAGTCGCGCAGTTTTGCGGAGCTTGGCAAATTCGTGGATCGGCAGGCCGACTGGATATTTAACGACGAGGCATATCTTTGCCAGAAAGATGATGGAGAATGCACATGACAACCTTCCTGCACCTGCTAGTGGTCTGCGCCGCGCTTCGCGACGAGCCGCGCACTTGCATCACCTACGCGGTCGAGAACCGCGCCCTCTGCGAGGCTGGGATGCGGATCGCATACGCCGACCTGTTCCCCGAGGATGGCGGCGTTTACATCGGCTGCGAGCAGACGCGGGTGCTGACCAGCACGATCAGACCGAGGAGTAGACCATGATTGAGGAAATCGAGAGCAGGCTCAATTGGCTATATGCCGTAGATGGCACTGAAAAGGAACGTGCCGCTGTGCTTGCCATCTATGACCTTGCTTCTGCGTGGAGCAATCACTGGAGGGTCAAGCTGGCCGGAAGAGTGAACGGAGCCGCCTCGTCCCGTCCGATTAACGAGGTCCAAACCGTTGACAGGCCCATGATGGGCCTATAGCCTGCGAGCAGAGGTATGAACAATGCTACAAATCAAAGTCAACTTAACAGAAGAGCAGAAGGCGGCGGTCGAGTTGGCCGCGCAGAAGATGGGGCTGTCTGTATCAGCATACGTCAGGATGTCGGTGCTGAACCATGCTGCCGCCTTGGGCTACCACACAGAAAGGCCGTCAGTTGATTAACCGTCGCACGAAGGGCGCTCAGTTCGAGCGCAAGATTGCCAAGGAACTCTTCCTTGAGCTTGGGCTGACGTTCAAGCGCAACCTAGAGCAATACCGCGCTGGCAATCACGGCGACCTGACCTGCGACAATGCGACCTTCCCGTGGACGATTGAATGTAAGCGATATGCCAGCGGGACGGGTTGCCGTGTCGGCTGGATGGAGCAAGCGCAGGCTGCGGCGGATGCAGCGAAGAAGATGCCAGCGGTTGTCTGGCAGTATGATCGCAGGCCAGTCATGGTGACGATCCCGCTGGCGGCGATATGTGATGCTAGAGAAGGCTACACAGTCGATCTGGATTTTGAGACCTTTTGCTATGTGACGAGGGAGCTAATGAATGACGATAGACAAGAACCTTTCAAACGCTGAATATCACGCCCACCACGCCATCAGCAGCAGCGATGTGAAGCTGGTCGCGGCCAAATCGCTGGCTCACTGGAAAGCCAAGGTCTACAAGGCCAGCCCAGCATTTGACCTCGGCACAGCCGTTCACGACATGGTGCTAGAGGGCGGCAAGATGGTCCTGCGCGGGCCAGATGATCGGCGCGGCTCCAAGTGGAAGGATGCCCAAGACGAGGCTGGCGAGAAGCTGCTGTTGACCAGCGGCGACTATGATCTGGCCCGCTCGATGGCCGACAGCATACTTTTCCACCCAGCCGGGCGGCGGATGGCTGGCGAAACCACGGTCAACGAGGCTAGCTTCTTCTGCACCGATCCTGACATCGGACTGCCGCTGAAGGCACGGCCAGACAGCTATTGGCCCGAAGGCGGCATCATCTACGACATCAAGACCTGTCAGGATGCCAGCCCGCGTGGCTTCGGCAAGGATGCCTTCACCTACCGCTACGCAATCCAAGCGGCGTTTTACATGAGGGTCTTGAAACTTGAAGGCTGTCATGTCACAAATTTTATCTTCGTGTGTGTGGAAAAAGAGCCGCCGCATGAAATCTGCATCCATGCCCTGTCGCCGGAATATCTGGCATGGGGCGCGACCGAGATGTTCAAGGCGCTTGAGCAGATCAAGCAAGCTGAACTGACGGGCCACTATATGACTGGTTGGCCCGACATCAACACGCTTCACCTGCCGAAATGGCTTGAAGCGGACTTTTGAGCCAAAGGAGAAACCAAATGGCAAACGAAAAACCCCGTAAATTTATGTTCCGCAATGTTGAGTTCAAATATCCTCGACTGAACCAGACCTATCGCTACAACACCGCTGAGAAGCGCAGCGAACCATGCCAGCCGACCGCAAGCAATGCGGCCTATTCGGTGGCTTGGGAGATGTCGCAGGCAGACGCCAAGCCGATCTATGCCGAGATGAAGGCTCACTATGAGTCGCGGAAAAGCTCGCCCGCCTTCAGCAAAATCTTCGGCATGAAGAAGCTGGAGAATGGCAACATCGAGTTTCGCGCCAAGCGCAATGGCACCAACCGCGAAGGCTCAGTCAACACGCCGCCGAAGGTGATCGACGGCAACAAACAACCGCTGGCCGATGCGGGCTTCTGGGGCGGATCCAAGGGCAACATCCGCGTGATTGCCTATCCCGCCACCGACCCCGATGGTGCTGGCGGCATCTCGCTCCTGATCGACACTGTGCAGGTCACTCACGCGGTCTATGGCGGCGATAGCCTTGATGACTTCGAGACAACTGCGACGACGATCGTGGGGGCTGGCTCTGAGCTTGATGCCTTCGATGCGGCGGTCAAGGCTCCGGCCCCGGCTGACGATCCGTTTGCCGCGCCAAGCAAGCCCGCGCCTGCATCCGTCCTAGACGACGAAATTCCGTTCTAGGGCCACAAAAAAGACCCGCAGGTGGGAGAAGCCTGCGGGTCAGTTTGGGAGAATTTAGGCAATCGACTTGCAAGAAGGATGTTAGCAGTATGAACAGTGCAGTCAACCAGAAATTTCTACTAGGCCACGGCGGTCGGGACACCCTGATACATAGTGAGGGCCAGCGATACGACACCATCTCGCTGCGTGAGATTGCCGAACTGGTCAAAACTCCGCAGGCCAAGGATAAAGCCGATGCCGACTTTGTGATCGGCTCCACCTACATCGAGCATGACGCCCGCTCGCATAACCGCCAGCGCGAGGCTGGCACATACTGGCTGCTGTGCATCGACGTTGATAAAGGCTCGCCAAGCCTGACCGAGCTAAAGTCGGCCATCACCGATCTGACGGGCAATTCCGCTGCGCTGTTCTATTCGTCGGCTGGAGCCAGCCACGAGGAACAGAAGTGGCGTGTCATCATACCGCTGGCCGAGCCTGTCAGCGGGGCTGACTATGCCGCCGTGCAGGCCAGCCTGTTTGACCTGATGTGGGCCGAGCATAGCATAGAGTGCGATGCGGCATTGGCCCGCACAGGTCAGCCTGTATTCCTGCCAAACGTGCCGCCAGCCCGCCGCGATGACGCAGGCCAGCCGCTATTTTATCACGGCCTGCCATATCGTGGTGAGCAATACTTCAACGTGCAGGAAAGCCGCGTCTGGCAGAATATGCTGTTCCGCAAGCAGCGCGAGCAGATGGCCGAGGAGCAGGCTGCACGGGAACGCGCTCAGAGGGCCGCAGAACGCGCTCAGAGGGCGGCTGCAAGGCCAGATGATGTTGACCCTGTGGATGCGTTCAACGCCCGCTACAGCGTGTCTGACGCGCTCCTGCGCTATGGCTACGAGCAGCAAGGTGCCAGCGACCACTACCGCAGCCCGTATCAGACCAGCGGCTCTTTTGCCACGCGGGACTACGGGACGCACTGGGTCAGCCTGTCAGGTAGCGACATGGCGGCTGGGATCGGCCAGCAGCGCGAGGCATATTGCTGGGGCGATGCCTTCGATCTCTACTGTCACTTTGAGCATGGCGGCGATATGCGAAAAGCAGTTCGCGCCTATGCCGACGAGATCCGCCCTAGCCCGTTTGAGCAGGTCAACCGCCAGATCGAGGAGCAGTCGTCGGTTGACGATTACTCGGACTTCGACGACCTGCCGACCGAGGAGGAGCCTGATCTGCCGCCGCTGGTCGATCTAGCCGAGCCAGCCGAGCAGACATGGCCGACACCAGTTGCGCCCATCGACGAGGCCACCCTACCGAGGCGGGCCTGGATTTATGCCCACCATCACATCCGCAGCTTCCTGACCATCACAGCATCGGCGGGCGGGATCGGCAAATCCAGCTTGCTGATGATCGAGGCGCTGGCCGTGGCAACTGGGCGGGCTTTGCTGGACGAGGCAGTCAAAGAGCGGACAAACGTCTGGCTGCTCAATCTGGAAGACCCGCGCATTGAGATGGAGTTGAGGCTGGCCGCTGCGATGCGGCATTATGAGGTCAAGCACGAAGACATCGCTGGCCGTCTGTTCATGGACGGCGAAGACGACATTTCGCTGGTGTTGGCCGCAGAGGGCCGAGATGGCGTCCAGCAGAATGACGCGCTGCTTAATTATATGCGGGACAAGATCATCGAGCATGGCATCGGGCTGGTCATTATCGACCCTTTCATATCGGTCCACCAGGTCAACGAGAACTCCAACATGAGTATTCAGGTGGTCGTCGCTATGCTGCGGCGGCTTGCCCGCGAGACCAACGCTGCCGTGCATCTGGTCCACCACGTTCGCAAAGGCAACGGTCAGGACAGCGATATTGACTCGGTGCGTGGCGCAGGCTCGCTTATCGGCGCAGCACGGGCGGCGCGGGTCATCAACCGCGTGTCAGCCGACGAGGCGGCACGGCTGGGCATACCTGAGATCGAGGCTAGAGGGCTGTTCTCAGTGACAGACGGCAAGGCCAACCTTGCACCGCCGCCGGATGCACAGGTCTACCGCCGCATGATTGGCGTGAAGCTGGACAACGATGAATGGGTCGGCGTTGCGGCGGGCTATAAGCTGCCCGACCAGTGGGCTGGAATGACGGATCGGGTGGTCAATCAAATCTTGGACAAGATCGACGCAGGCCCAGAGAACGGCGAGAAGTGGTCGCTGCGTCCGCAAGATAAAGATCGCTGGGCTGGCAGGGTCATCATGCAGCAGAAATTTGGCGACCCTTTGAACGCGAAAACCGACATTCAGGCGAAGGCCATCCTGAAGAAATGGATGGAAGAAGGGCTGCTTGAAGAGGTCACTTACAAGAGTGAAAACCAGCGGAAAGACCGCAAAGGTGTGGTCTCGACAGGGCGTGTAGGAGAGCAAAATTGATTTGCGCCACTGGAATGCAAGAGGTGGTTTCAGTGGCGCACCAGTGGCGCAAATTGAGTGCGCCACTGCAGAATTGCCCTATAGTAAAAACCCAGCGGCGCATTCTGCGCCACTGCGCTACTGCCACTGGCGCGTCAGTGGCGCAGCAAGCTGGGGTTTTACGGCTAACAGGGCAATCCCGCGCCAGCATCTACGGAGGTCAAAAATGAAAATCCGGCTCACTAAGCAGGAACTCTCGCTGGCCCGTCAGGCGGCTGCGCTGCGTTGGCAGTTGGCCCGTGCGGCGGCTGTCAGCAATCAGAAGCGAGCGGGAGAGAGCGATGGCGATCTTGACTATCTCGGCATCCGCGCTGAGATGGCGGTCGCCAAGCTGCTTGGCGCAGACTACTCCGCGATGGCCCTCGGCATAGATGATGGCGTTGATATGTGGGTGGGCGATGTCTCGATTGATGTGAAGGCCACATTCCATGAGACAGGCAGGCTGCTGTTCAAGTCGCACGATGCCTTCAATGCTGACCTAGCGATCCTTGTCACCAAGACCGAGGCCGAGGATGTGATGAACGTGGTCGGCGGCGTTGGCAGGGCTACCTTCCTGCGGGAAGCCGCGCAGACGGATCTGGGGCGCGGGCTGTGCTATGTGATGGATCAAGTTGAACTGATGACCATGCCCGACATTTGGGCCAAGCTATGTGAGAGGAAATATCAATGACGAAGAAGCCCATCCGGCGGCAGAAGAAATCCGACCGCCTCATCACGCCACACGCGAGCAAAGACGAGATCATGATCGACTTTGCCATCGGGCCTTTCGACAGGCTCACCCGCGAGATGGAGCGCAAGTGGGGCGTCGATATGCTGCCAGAGCTGGTCAGCGCCGAGACCGCCTCGAAATATGGCTATGCGATGGCATCGCTGAACGAGCAGATCGAGGCCAACGATCTTGAGGGCGTCAAGAAGTGGGTCGGCGTCTGTATGCGTGGGTTGATGGCGATGGACGCAGAGGCCGAAAATAGCGGCGTGGAGCCA